ATGATACCAACAGATCTATTTGAATTTGCCTATGTGCCGGATTGGTACGGGCAACTGGACGAGCTTGCCGAAATGGCACTGCCGGAGCCGTGGCGGTTCAGAAAGCCAGCAGTAGAAACCAGAAATACAGATACGCCGATTTTAGAGCGGTACATCAATATTATCTTTCGCAAGCAAAGCATTGATTACAACACAGAACCTGATCCGGGTAAGGCGACAAAATTCTTTCACATTGAGAATGAATATGCCTGCTTTCACACCGGACTTTACAATCAGAGATACAAGGCAATTTACGCATATTTTGAACGCAACAAAAAACGGGAAACGACTTTTAATTGGTATTTTCGCGGCTTCTGCGATGAGATATCGCCAAGGATGAAATACATTGAACCTCTGCCGGAAAAGCCGAGTTTTCCAATGATTCAGAATGGCATCAATTTCAATCCGGAATGGCAGATTCGTGTGAACGTGGATCACATTCTGGGAGATGCAGAAAATCTGGAACGCATTCCTGCAAAAATCCGGAAAGCAAAAAACTTGCCGCTTCTTCTGGAAACAGCAGTGGAGCTTGCCAGAAGACAAGCTGTTGTAGAACCTGGATTGGTTGTGCCGCAGGGTTACCAGAATAAATTACAATATCTTTTGCCAATATGCCTGACCAACATGAAGAAGCCTGATCTTGCTATGACAATTTCTGTGATGGACGGGTATTATCTTGGAAATACCTGTCTGACGCTGGAGATGGCTTACCTGAATGCGAGATTGATCGCACGACCGATTGCTCCATGGCTGACTGATCTGGTGAAATAAGAAAAATTTTGATATGCTAAAAATCCGATGAGATACAAGTACTTTTGTGCCTTATCGGATTTTTTGCTTTTTCTTATTCATTTTAGAATGGTGAGATTTTTATATGTACATAGAAGATTTTCAAGTAACCTTATATATCAAAGAAAAATAAGTCTGAATACATATGTGAAAACTTTGTGAAATTTCATCAAATAGGAAATGGGCTTTCCTATTTAGACTGTACAATAAAATATAGGAAATAAAGTAAGGAAGGAGGGGAAAAGCTGTGAATGCAGTCGAACGCAGGAAAGAAATCATGCGAATTCTGAATGTGAGACGACATGAAACGATGCAAGTATTAGCATCTGAATTGGGCGTTACTGACAGAACAATTCGCAATGATATTACAATCCTCACAGCTGAGTACCCTCTTCAAACCAATCGCGGCATTTACGGCGGAGTTTCTCTCCCGGATTGGTTTCGTCTAAATAAAAACCTTTTTTCGGAAGAAGAAACAACGATTCTGGAAGAAATGCTCTTAAAGGCAGATGAACATCAAAGTCAGATATTAAAACAACTGCTTGCAGATTCGGTCCCAATACATATCGCCACTGTAAAGCATAAGGAGAAAAAAGTGAAAGAAATCTTAAAAATCCCCATTAAAGTTGCCCTATATCAGCATCAGCAAAACGCCTGCCAGTTTGCCTGTGAACGCTTCGGCATTCTGCCATCAGATGTGCACAGTAACGGTGTGGCACTGCTCATGGAAATGGGCTGCGGCAAAACGATCACCAGCATTGCAATAGCGGGAATCCTGTATCAATATCGGCAGATCAAAAGAATCCTGATCACAGCACCACTGTCCATTCTCTCTGTCTGGGAACAGGAATTTGCACGTTTTGCCGCTTTTCCGTATCAGCTGACTGTTCTGAAAGGCAGCAGTACACAGAAAAAGGAGCAGCTTTCCAAACTGAACGGGAATGTTCTTCAAATTGCAGTGGTCAACTATGAATCTGCATGGAGGTTGGAGAAAGAACTGCTTGCCTTTGATGCCGACCTTATCATTGCAGACGAGGCACACAAAATCAAGGAAAACCGCACGGCACAGTCGAAAGTCATGCATCACCTGGGCGACAAAGCAAGATACAAGCTGCTTCTGACCGGTACACTCATAACCAACAAAGAACTGGATGTCTTTTCCCAGTACCGCTTTCTGAACAAAGAGATTTTCGGGACAAGCTTCTATGTATTCCGCAATCGTTACTTCGATATGTGCGGCTATGGGAATCACATTCCGGTTTTCCGAAAACTAATGATGGATGAGTTCCTGCAAAAGATGCATTCCATTGCCTTTCGTGTGACCAAATCAGAATGTCTGGACTTACCTCAAATCACAGAAGAAATCCGCACAGTGGAACTGGAACCAAAAGCGATGAAACTGTATAAACAGCTGGAGAAAGAATCCTTTCTTGACCTTGGCAACTCTGAGGTTTCCGCTGTGAATATCCTTACAAAAACGCTTCGTCTGTCTCAGGTCACAGGCGGACATCTCACCGATGATGAGGGAGATTGCAATGCAGTCAGCACCGCAAAACTGGATGCACTTTCAGATATTCTGGATACGATGCTTACAGAAGACAGAAAGCTGGTTATCATGGCAAGGTTTGTACCGGAACTGAATGATATTCAAAAACTACTGGAACAAAAACATATCGGCTATGCGGCTGTACGTGGCGGAATTTCTGACCGTGCCGAAGAAATCCGAAGATTTCAGGAAGATGCAGACTGCCGTGTGTTTGTTGGGCAGATTGCGGCGGCAGGACTGGGCATTACTCTGACAGCAGCATCCACTATGGTGTTCTACAGTCTGGATTATTCCATGTCTAATTTTGAGCAGGCAAAAGCAAGAATCCACAGAGTCTCTCAGACAGAAAATTGTCTGTACATTTATCTGATTGCAAAGAATACTGTGGATGCAAAAATCCTCCGTTCTCTGCGGGATAAGGTGGATTTAGCAAGAACGCTGGTAGACGATTATCGGAACGGAATCAACCCGTTTCAGGAAGGAGTTTGAAATGCAAACACAGAATATGTATGAACTTGCGGAGCATCTGAAACAACTCCGTGAGGAAAAGAAGAATGCAGAACAGCGGTTAAAAGAAATCAACGCTGAAATTGAACAGGCAGATTATCAGCTTTCTATGCTGATGGCAGAAACAGAAACGCAGAATTTCACCCGAGCCGGAACCATGTTCTCACTGACCACCAAAACCCGTGCTTCTGCCATGGCAGGGCATAAGGAAGAATTATATGCGGCTCTGAAAGAAAACGGCTACGGTGATATGGTCTATGAAACCGTCAACGCCAACAGTCTGTCTGCTTTTGTCAAGGAGCAGATTTCCGAAAATCAGGATACAATTCCGGACTGGCTGAACGGTCTGGTAAATGTATACGAACAAACAACTGTGTCTGTCCGCAGGGCAGCACACAAGTAAGGAAAGGAAAATGAATGATGAACAAGAACAATGAACTGATGAATATGGAAAACTCCGGCTTTCTTGCTTTGCAGGATTTTAATCTGAGTGAAGTGATGTCGGAGGAAATGGACGGACTTTCGGCAACCTTTGAACGTGTCAAGATACCGTCCGGCGGCGGTGTTATGTTTGAAATTCCCGGTGAGAATCCGGATGAGCCGGACACTGTGAAAGAATTTTCAGCAGTGATCCTTTATCAGCATTCCTTGAACGCCTATTACAAGAGTGAATATCAGGGCGGTTCTAATCCGCCGGACTGCGGCAGCTTTGACGGACATCATGGTGAGGGCACACCTGGCGGCAGCTGCGATACCTGTCCGCTGAATCAGTATGGCTCCGGCAAGAACGGTGCGAAAGCCTGCAAGAACCGCCGCCGTTTGTATTTACTTCGTGAAGGAGAGATTTTCCCGATGATTCTGTCCTTACCCACCGATTCTCTGAAAGCCTTTACTCGCTACCTCATGCGTGTGATTCCAAAGTATAAGAATTCCAACGCTGTGGTGACAAAGTTTACACTGAAAAAGGCATCAAGCAATACGGGTATCAATTACAGTCAGGCACAGTTTGCAGTGGAACGGGTATTGTCACCGGAGGAATATCAGCTGATCTCTGCTATGACGGAACAGGTCAAAGCACTCAGCAGAACGGTTGGCTACGATGCGGAAGATGCATTGAATGTTGACCCGGAAACCGGTGAAATTGTGGAACCGTTACAGTAGGGAGATTGTATGGAAAACTACAAATGCGTTACCTCTGTGCAGGAGATCATGGATTACATAGGCAATGCAAAAGTCGTGGCTTTTGACTATGAAACTGCACCGGACGAGACTTATCGCAACGAAGAAAAAACAGCCCTTGACCCGGCAAAAAGTCATATTGTCGGGTGCAGCTTTTCTGTTGAAGAGCATACGGGAATCTATGTACCTGTTGCTCATAAAATTGGAAGAAACATGGATAGCATTGCTTTTTTCCGATTTCTGCAGGACTTCCTCACAAACCGGAATCTCTGCAAAATCGCCCATAACATTGCGTTTGAATCTGCAATGTCCTATCATCAGAATATCGTCATTCAGCAGCCGGTGTATGATACCATTTGTGCGGCACAGATGACTTTGAAAAGCAATTATGAGTTCCGCAAACTTGCCGACAGCGGTCTGAAGAAACTGGTAGCAGAGCTTTGCCATGAACCTCTGCCCACGTTTACAGAAGTCACTAACGGCAAGCATTTTGATGAACTGGATGCACAAGATTCTGAAACGGTACGTTACGGCTGTGCAGACTCTGATTTTGCACTTCGGCTGTATCATATTTTTAACAACTGGTTTGACCGTTTTCTGCCGAAACATCGGTACATTGTGGAACAGATCGAATCTCCCACAGCGGTGTATCTCGGCTTAATGAAGCACAACGGCGTGCCGGTGGATGTTGATTTGATGAAGTCCCGTCAACAGGAAGCAGAACATCAGATGCAGCATATCAGAGATGAAATTACAATGCTCATTGGTAACGTTGAAATCGGTGCAAACTGTGGTACAAAGGCATTTAAGGATTATCTCTATCAGACCTTGAAACTGCCTGTTATGAAAGTAACTGCGTCTAACAAAGAAGCGGCAGACGATGCCTCTATGATCATGCTGAAGAAGTGGTGCGATGTGAATCGTCCTGAACTTTCATCATTGTTCACGTTGGTGCAGGAATACAGAAAATGGGGCAAGATCAAGTCCACCTACATTGACGGATATCTGAAATATTGAATTCTGCAACAGGGTGCATTCACCCGGATTTCTTTGCACTTTCTACGGAAACGGGACGAATGAACTGCCGTAATCCAAATTTGCAAAATTGCCCAAGAAAAAGCAATGACCCCATTGGTGTACGTAATTTTATCAAAGCGCCGGAAAATCATCTGATTTTATCACTGGATTTTTCACAGATAGAACTGCGTGTGGGAGCATTTTACTGCCGGGACAAGACCATGATGGAAACATACCAAAATGGCGGTGATATTCACGCCGCAACGACTTCTGTTATTTTCGGCTGCACCTATGAAGAAGCGCAGGACAAGCACCGCAAGGAGTACAAGGAACAGCGTACTATCGCCAAAAACGTAAACTTTGGTACGTTTTATGGACTGTTTCCGAAAGGACTGCAAAGTACGTTGAAATTCAAAGCAGCCGTGGATAAGACCATAGAAGAATGCGAAACCATTATCCGAAATCTGAAAGCCGGCTACCCTGGACTGACCGCATGGCAGGAGGAAACCAAGCAGGACGCAGCGAGAAAAATGTACACCGAAACATGGCTCGGTCGCAGACGTTATCTTCCCAATATTCGCAGTGATAATTGGGGATTGAAGTCATTTGCAGAACGATGTGCATTAAATACACCGATTCAGGGAACGGCAGCGGATATTCTGAAACTGGCAATAGTCCGCATTTTGGAGGGACTGCCGGAGCGTCCATGGCTGAAACCGATATTGCAGATTCACGATGAACTGACATTCATTATTCCGAAAGAAAAGCTGAATGAGGCGGTAGATTTTATTCGTGAATGTATGGAACAGCAACCGTTTCCGGAGTTTGATTTGCCGCTTGTTGCAGAGGCATCCGCAGGTGAAACTTTCGGCAATTTAGAGGAATTGGAGGGATAAACTTGGCAGCAACCCATAACAGTGAGGGATATTACTCTCCAACAGAATTTGAAGCAATGAAAAGAATCGAGAGCGAGGAACTGAAAGCACGCCGTTTAGCCGCTTTTTGCCCGCTTGTATATATCTGCTCTCCCTATCGTGGCAACACCAATGAAAACATTGAAAATGCCCGAAAATACAGTCGTTTTGCAGTAGCACATCACAGCATTCCCATTTCACCGCATTTGCTTTTTCCGCAGTTTATGGATGATACCCTTGGGGAAGAACGACAAACTGCAATGTTCATGAATCACGTCCTATTAACCAAATGCATGGAATTATGGGTGTTCGGCAGCAGCATTTCTGAGGGCATGGAACAGGAGATACGATGGGCAAAACACAGGCATATGCCTATTCGATATTTCACAGAAGAGATGGAGGAAGTTGTATGAACATATCGGCACAGGATGTTATCAATGCTATCTTCAACCCGGACGATACGGTATGCCTGCGTATTTTTGATGATAGGAAAGAAGGCATCTTTACCGGTGCAAAAATGTCCGTGGAGGCAGGAAAATTCTTTGCTGTAGAGTCTACGCTGAAAGAACATAACAAGAAAAATCATGGTATCTTTTTTGTGGTGAATTCCGGCGGTCAGACGGACGACAGCATTGTCCGTATCAATGCACAGTTCGTGGAGATGGATGATAAAACGTTCGAGGAACAGCAGGCTCAGATTGATGCGTTTCCGCTGCCGCCGTCTATGGTTATCAAAACCCGGAAATCCCTGCATACATACTGGTTTGTGAAAGATGCAAAGGTGTTACAGTTTCGTCCGATACAGAAGGCACTGGTGCAGTATTTCGGCGGTGATCCTGTCTGTGTCAATGAAAGCCGTGTCATGCGTCTGCCGGGTTATTATCACTGCAAGCAGGAACCGATAATGGTGGAGTGTATTTCGTTTCATCCGGAACGGAGGTATACACAGGAGCAGCTGATAGAAGTGCTGCCTGTCCAGGAAGAAACAGAAGATATACCGAAAGCTGAACTGCACGGAGAACAGAAAGGCATTCGTATCGTAGAAGCGTCCTGCGACTTTATTCAGTATTGCCGGGACAATGCAGCAACTCTCTCTGAGCATGACTGGTATGCGCTGATTTCTAATCTGAGTGTATTTGACGGCGGAGCAGAGGTCATTCATCAGCTTTCAAAGCCTTATCCCGGTTACTCCTATGAAGAAATACAAAGGAAGATCCAGCACTTTCTCAGCAGCGGTACAAAGCCTATGACATGTCGTACCATTGCAGAGAAAGGATTTCATTGCCCGAAGCTGAACAGCGGACAGTGTAAATGTAAATCACCTGCGGCTCTTTGCTTTCTGCCTCTTTCCATTGATGGGATTCGGGTGCTGTTACAGCAGCAGAAAGTACAGAATGCTGTGGTGGAGGATTTGCAGACAGCACGAAATTTTGTATCAGATTATCTTTTCAATGTGGATACTGTGACAGCAGAATCGATTCTCAGTTATGATTTGAAACAATACTTCGGCTTCAAAAATGCAGACGTGAAGCCGCTGTTCACCTTGCAGAAGGAACTTTACAAAGCGTTTCTGAGTAAGTCAGAAACCAGGAAGCACCGCTCCGGTATGGAGATTCCCGACTGGTACGAAATGACGGAACGTGGTCCGAAGTTTCTCCCCGGTGTGCTTGCGGAATATATGGCACAGAATTCGCCGACCTTTTATTCCGCAGAACAGTATTATTCCTATGAAAACGGTGTCTATCATGGCATTACAGAACTGACTGCAAGAAATATGGTGCGGGATAAAATGCTGACCAGATACACAAAGCTTTCTCAGATCAACGATACAGAAGGGCAGTGGAAAATGCAGGTACAGAAGGATATCCGGGAACTGAATCCGAATCCATATATCATCAATGTCCGGAACGGACTTTACAATGTATTGGACGGAACATTGTCCGAACATACATCAAAGTATCTGTCAACAGTACAGCTGAATGTCAGATATACGCCCGATGCTGTGTGTCCGAGGTTTATGAAATTCCTGCATGAGTCTCTGGAAGATGACCAGGTTACACTGATTCAGGAGATGCTGGGCTATTTTCTGATTCCGGTCAATCATGCACAGAAATGCTTTATTATTGTGGGCAAGGATGGTGCCGGAAAATCGGTGCTGCTGCGTGTTCTGAATGAACTGCTGCTTGGGAAAGAGAATGTGTCCAATGTTGCCTGGCAGGCATTAAGCGACCGTTTCAAGACCGCAGAACTGTTTGGAAAATGGGCGAATATCTGTGCGGAACTGCCTACAAAAGGTATCGAGGATAACGGTATTTTCAAGGCTTTGGTCGGTGAGGATTATCTGACTGTAGAAAAGAAAAACAAGAATCCCTTTTCCTTTCAGCCCTATGCAAGACTGCTCTTTTCCTGTAACAGCATTCCGAAGAACTATGGTGATAAATCGGAGGGATTTTACCGAAGGCTTATTATTGTGCGGTTCAATCATTCTGTACCGGAGGATAAGCGGGATCCGGAGCTTCTGGAAAAGTTTCGCGGTGAAGCAGACGGTATATTTCTGTTTGCACTGGAAGGTCTGCGGAGGCTCATGCAGAATCATTTTCACTTTTCTGAAACACAGGCCAATGCCCAGGAACTCCAAAAATACCGGGAAGACAGCAATAGCGTACTGGCTTTTGTCCGGGATTGCTGTGAAGTGAAAATGGATGCAGAGGTCGGCAGAACAGAGTTCTTTGAACGCTACAAAGGATACTGTGAAAGCTGCGGACTGACGCCATTCAGTCAGCAGAACTTCAACAATGAACTGGAGGCAAATTATCCAACAGTGGTAAGGGCAGCTGACAAGTTGGGAAAACGCCGTACATGGAGAGGTATCTGCTTTGCGGAAAACGCAGTGTAATTTGCCACGGGCAAGTCTGCGCTGTTTTCTGACGGCGTTTACAGGCTTTACGTGATTTTACCATAACCTTTTATATATTTACTATTATATATACACATATATTTTCTCGTTTTTTATGAGTATAATAGGAAATTAACTGTAAAATCAGTAAAGAGGTAAAATAGAAGTTAGAGGTGATGATTTTGAAAGAAGCAGATATTGTACGAGCAATCCTCCGATACCTGAAAACCGTGCCGAATTGTTTCTGCTGGAAAGAACATGGCGGCATGTACGGAACAGCCGGAATTCCCGATGTGATTGCCTGTATCGGCGGCAGGTTCTTTGCCTTTGAGGTAAAAACAGCAACTGGTAAAGCAACGGATTTGCAGAAAGCTACAATACATAAGATTCAGAAATGCGGTGGACAGGCTGGGATTGTCAGGTCTGTGGAGGAGGTAAAAACAGTTTTGGAGGAGGTATTGGGATGACAGCCAAGGAATACTTAAATCGTCCATGGAAGCTGAATAATGAAATTAATGACAAGCTTGAAAAAGCAGCAAGACTTCGGAAGGATTTGTATGGTAGAGGCGTCAGCTATGAAAATAATGGCGGTTCCGGGGCAAATGGCAGTAATGACATTATTGGGAAAGCAATTGCAAAAATTGTTGACTTTGAACATGAAGCTGATATTATGATTGATGAATTGGTTACACTGAAAATTGATATGGAACATCAGATTAGTTTAATATCTGATTTTCGCTATCGAAAAATTCTGGAACGCAGATATTTATTTTTCGAATCGTTCAAAGCCATTGCATCGTTACTGGGTTACAGTGAAAAACATATTTACAGGCTTCACAGTGAAGCAATCAATGCACTTGAGAAAATCTTGCGAACAAATGCGACTAAATGCGAATAAATGTCCCTTGAATGCGAAAGCAAAATGTGGTATGCTATATAATAGCAAAACTGAATATCCATGAGAGCCATAGCGGAGAAATCCGCCATGGCTTTTTTGTTGCCCGAAGGGAGAATAATATGCTTGCAAAAAGTATAATGAGAAACGCTACAGATATTGACAACCGTATCAAGGAACAGCTGGTTTCTTACAAACAGTGGGAGGCACTGGCAGAGGAATTTGAAGATGGTGTTCTGATGAATATTGCAGAGGATTCCCGCACAGAACTGATTGATCTTATCATGATGAAGAAAAACATAGAGGACATCATCATGTCTTTCCATCGGTACGAATACCGCCAGATTCTGAGGATGCGCTATCTTGAAAATCTGCCGTGGGAGTGTATTGCAGATGAAATGCATGAGGATGTTGCATGGGTGAAAAAGCAGCACCATAAAGCGTTAAAGAAGATTCATCTTGAAATTACGCATGAGGAATATGACAATGCCGAGGAAGTGTAAGCGACCATGCAGTCATACCGGCTGTCCGAACTTAACTGAAGAAAGATACTGTTCTGAACACAGGCCATTGCACCCTGACCGACCGTCTGCCGCCAAACGTGGCTATGGAAGCAAGTGGCAGAGAGTCAGCAAGGCATACCTGCGAAAGCATCCACTGTGCGTGAAGTGCCAGGCACAGGGCAGATACGTCCAGGCAACGGTGGTCGATCACATTATTCCTCATCGTGGTGATAAGAATTTATTCTGGAATGAATCCAACTGGCAGGCGTTGTGCAAATCATGCCATGACAGAAAAACCTGGACGGAGGATAACAATCCGGAGTACACATACTGACCCCGGGGGATCAAAATCTCTAAATGTGAACTTTCTAAAGACCGGCGCCCCCTCTCACGCACAAAAACGGGTATTCAAACGCCCTATTGCCCCCCTGGGTCTTAAAAGTAACGAAAAATACCGATAACATCTATCTTTGCCGACTTTTTCAGTCGGCATTTTTATGCTCATTTTTGCAATTTTGTTTGAATTTCTTTGATTTCAGAAAGGCGGTGACATCATGGCGAAAGACGGTACCAACCGAGGCGGTGCAAGACCGGGTGCAGGCAGACCAAGAAAGGCTCTGACAGAGAAAATTGCCGAGGGGAAAACTGCGGAAGTCATGATGCAGCCGGCTGATATTGAATCGACTGAAACACCGCCTGTGCGTGAATTCATGCAGGAATTACAGCGTGACGGCACAAAACTTCTCGCTGATGAGGTGTATACCGAAACTTATCAGTGGCTGAAAGAACGCTCCTGTGAGAAGATTGTCAGCCGTCAGCTTGTTGAACAGTATGCAATGAGCATTTCACGTTGGATACATTGTGAGCAGATTGTCACAAAGTACGGATATATTTCAAAACACCCTACGACAGGTGCTGCAATTGCATCACCCTATGTGGCTATGTCGCAGAACTATATGAAACAGGCAAACCAAATCTGGAATCAGATTTTTCAGATTGTGAGAGAAAACTGCTCAGTGGAATTCCAGGGCAATCCGAATGAAGATATGATGGAAAAATTGCTGAGGAGCAGAAAGTAGGATTTTTATGAAAGCAGATAATAATTTCTGGAGAGAACTAAAAAATAATAAACCTTTCCTTACAAAACAGCAGTATCGCACTATCAAGGGACAGGCTGTCAAAGGAAACGTTGATGCTGCACGAAAAGGAATGCTCAGAATAAAGCAAAGGAGGCAGTATCAGTGACCACTACTACAGAATTTCAGCTTGTTGACATTAACAAGTTTTTCGGTATTCTGAAACCTAACGGTTATCGACAGTTTAATACAGCCTACATTGAAATTCCAAAGAAAAATGGCAAGTCAGAACTTGCCGCCGCTGTTGCACTTCTGCTTACCTGTGGTGATGGTGAAGAACGTGCCGAGGTCTATGGCTGTGCCGCAGACCGACAGCAAGCTGCCATTGTATTTGATGTTGCCGCTGATATGGTGAGAATGTGTCCCGCTCTGAATAAGCGTGTTAAAATCCTGACATCACAAAAGCGTATCGTGTATATTCCGACTAACAGTTTTTATCAGGTGCTTTCAGCTGAGGATTACTCAAAGCACGGATTCAACATTCATGGAGTTGTATTTGATGAACTTCATACTCAACCCAACAGAAAACTGTTTGATGTAATGACCAAGGGTTCCGGTGATGCGAGAATGCAGCCGCTTTATTTCCTTATCACCACAGCCGGAACTGACACCAACAGCATCTGCTATGAAGTACACCAAAAGGCAAAGGATATTATTGAGGGCAGAAAGCATGACCCTACATTTTATCCCGTTATTTATGGTGCTGATGAATCCGAGGACTGGACTGACCCAAAAGTCTGGAAAAAAGCAAATCCATCACTTGATAAGACAATTGGAATGGATAAGGTTGTAGCTGCGTGTAATTCAGCAAAGGAAACTCCCGGCGAGGAGAATGCATTCCGACAGTTGAGACTCAACCAATGGGTAAAACAGGCTGTCCGCTGGATGCCTATGGAAAAATGGGATAAATGCAGACTCAGCTTTGATGAAGATGACCTTGCAGGTCGTGTCTGCTACGGCGGTCTTGACCTCTCCTCCACTACTGACATTACGGCATTTGTGCTTGTATTCCCGCCAACAGATGAAGATGAGCATTACTACGTTCTGCCTTACTTCTGGTTACCGGAAGAAACTCTGCCTCTCCGAGTAAGGCGTGACCAAGTTCCATATGATGTATGGGAACGGCAAGGCTATCTGAAAACCACCGAGGGCAACGTTGTTCACTATGGCTTTATCGAAAACTTCATTGATGAACTGGGGCAGAAATTCAACATCAAAGAAATAGCATTTGACCGCTGGGGAGCAGTTCAGATGTCGCAGAACCTTGACGGTCTTGGATTTACAATGGTGCAGTTTGGGCAGGGAAACAAGGATATGTCACCGCCTACAAAAGAACTGATGAAACTGACACTTGAACAGACTCTTGCCCACAACGGTCACCCGGTTCTCCGCTGGATGATGGATAATATTTTTATTAGGCGTGACCCTGCCGGAAACATTAAACCGGACAAAGAAAAATCCACAGAGAAAATTGACGGCGCAGTTGCCATGATTATGGCTCTTGACCGTGCAATCCGCTGTGGATGTGTTTCTGATGAGTCTGTTTATGATTCGAGGGAGATGTTGATTTTGTAGTTGGTGTTAGTTCGACAAATCAGAATCACTTATATTGCATACACCATCTATGCGTGAATTTCTCAGCATCATTTTCTATTCCTTTTTCCTTGATCACTTTGTGATAATGTTCACTTAACTCGTCATCAGATAACTTTGTGATTTTTTCTCTTTCAGCAAGATTGTTCCGAATCAGATATTCTTCCATTGCTTCTATCCATACACGAGTTCTTGACATATATTGTCACCACCTAAATTCCGATTTGGTATAGCAACTACCATACATTCTGTTTAGCATATTATACCACACTCCCAATCTCAAAGTCAAGAAAGGAGTTGATTCTCATGGGTATTTTCACAGGACTTTTCAAGTCCAGAGATAAGCCTCAGAACAGTTATGACAGCCCATCCTACACATATTTTTTCGGACGAGCCAATAGCGGTAAACGTGTAACTGACAGAACGGCCTTGCAGCATATTGCGGTTTATGCCTGCGTGAGGGTTTTGTCGGAGGCTATCGCACAATTACCGCTTCATGTGTACAAATACAACAACAAAGGAAAAGAGCGAGTGCCGAAGCACCCGCTTTACTTTTTACTACATGACCAGCCTAATCCTGAAATGACATCATTTGTTTTCAGGGAAACCTTAATGTCACATCTGCTGATTTACGGCAATGCCTATGCACAGATTATCCGAAACGGCAGAGGTGATGTTATCGGACTGTATCCTTTGATGCCCGACAAGATGAAAGTAGACCGTGTGCGTGATGCATGGCAGAGAGCATATGGCGGAAGAAATGCCCATAAGGTTGCAGTTTTGGAAGAGGGCATGAAATTTACTCCCATTGCAATTCCAAACAATGAGGCGCAGTTCCTGGAAACACGAAAATTTCAGATTGAGGAGATTGCAAGATTATACAGAGTGCCTCTCCACATGATTGGCGACCTTGACCATGCTACATTTTCAAATGTTGAACACCTGTCACTTGACTTCGTAAAATATAGCCTTGACCCATGGATTGTCCGTTGGGAACAGGGACTTATGAAAGCATTACTTTCAGATTCAGAGAAAGGCAAGTATTTCATTAAATTCAATGTTGACGGATTACTTCGTGGTGACTACGCATCAAGAATGCAGGGTTATGCCACAGCACGTCAGAACGGTTGGATGTCAGCTAATGATATTCGTGAACTCGAAAATATGAATATGATTCCGGCAGAAGAAGGTGGAGACCTGTACCTCGTAAATGGAAGCTTTACAAAATTAATTAACGCAGGCGCTTTTGCGGCAGCAAAGGAGGAAACACATGAAAAATAAACATTTCTGGAACTGGATAAAAAATGAAGAAACCGGAGAAACGGAACTTTACTTTGAAGGTCCTATCTCTGACAGTACCTGGTATGGAGATGAGATCACACCCGGATTATTTAAAGATGAACTGAGCAAACACCCCGGTAATCTGACCGTCTGGCTCTGCTCACCAGGCGGAGATGTGTTCGCAGCAAGTCAGATTTATACAATGCTCAGAAATCACAAGGGTAGAATTACTGTAAAGATTGACAGTCTTGCAGCGTCTGCAGCATCAGTTGTGGCAATGGCAGGTGATGAAACATTTATCTCACCGACTGGCATGATCATGTGCCACGATCCGTCTTGTATTGCATCAGGAAATAAAGCTGACATGGAAAAGGCAATTGAACTTCTGGAAGAAGTCAAGGAATCTATCATCAATGCCTATGAAGAGAAAACGCATCTCAGCTGTGCTAAAATTGCAAAAATGATGTCGGAAGAAACCTGGCTCAATGCGAAAAAAGCACTACAGCTCGGTTTTGTGGACGGCATTCTTTTTGCAAAGGAGAAACAACCGGAGGAAGAACCTACAGAAGAAGATGCACCCGATGAACCAGAAGAACCTGATGAGGATGATTCCGATAACGATGAGAAAAAGCCGCAGAAGGACATGGCGTCTATGCTATATACGCCGTCCCGGACAGCGGCTTCTTTTATGCAGAAAATTTCTGCATGCGATAAGAAAGTGCCCATTGACCAGCTGGACAAACGTCTGGCATTACTGAAATTTTAACAGGAGGAATGATACTATGACGATTCAGGAACTGAGAAAAAAGAGAGCGAAGGCTTGGGATGATGCAAGAGAATTTCTGGATTCCAAGCGCAATGACAGCTGTCTGCTTTCCGAAGAGGACAGCCAGACATATGATGCCATGGAACAGCAGATTGTGGCTTACAGCAAGGAAATCGACCGCCTGGAACGACAGGAAAAGCTTGGACGTGAAATGAATGCTGCAACAACTGTGCCACTTGTGTCTGTACCCGGAGCATATACAGAGCATTCAGAAAAAACCGGTATTGCATCGGACAGCTACAGCAAGGCTTTCTGGAACAATATCCGCAATCGCAACTATATTGATGTTCACAATGATTTACAGATCGGCACTGACTCCGAGGGTGGTTATCTCTGCCCGGATGAATTTGAGAAAAAGCTTATCGAATCACTTGAGGAAGAAGATATTTTCCGCCCTCTTGCTACGAAAATTCAGACTTCCAGCGGTGACAGAAAAATCCCGGTTATTACCCAGAAAGGCGAAGCGGTCTGGATGGAAGAGGAAGAGGCGTATACCCTCTCCGATGATGCTTTCGGTCAGATTGTACTTTCTGCATACAAGGTCGGTACAGCAATCAAGATTTCTGAGGAACTGCTGAACGATTCTGTTTTTGACCTGCCCAGCTACATTGCTAAGGAATTTGCACGTAGAATTGGTGCAAAAGAGGAAGAAGCGTTTCTTATCGGCGATGGTAAGGGCAAGCCTACCGGTATTTTTGCCGCAACAGGCGGTGCGGAGAACGGCACGACTTCAGCAGGTGCAGCTATTACTTTTGACGATATGATGGAACTTTTCTATTCACTGAAAAGTCCATATCGTAAAAAGGCTGTATGGCTGCTTAACGAGCAGACACTAAAAGCACTCCGCAAGATTAAGGATAATAACGGAAATTATTTGTGGCAGCCTTCCGTTTCACAGGGCATTCCCGATACTATTCTGAACAGACCTTATGTGACCTCTGTGTATGCACCAACACCCGATGCCGGAAACAAGGCGATTGCATTTGGTGACATGAGTTATTACTGGATTGCCGACAGACAGGGACGTTCTCTCAAACGTCTGAATGAACTGTTTGCAATGAACGGACAGATTGGTTTCCTTGCATCTCAGCGTGTTGACGGAAAACTGATTCTTCCCGAGGCTGTAAAGACACTGACTATCAAGGGCACTTCCACAACAAAGGCATAATAGCAGAAAGGGGCTGGAGTGGGTGGTAACATTACAAGAAGCAAAAAACTATCTTCGTGTGGATCACAGCGAGGATGACAAATTGATTCAGGATTTACTTCTGACGGCGAAAAAATTGTGCATGGATGTGGGCAGAATGGACGAAGAACAGTTTGCAGAAAATGAAGATATGGTTCGGACGGCTATGCTGTTTGCACTTGGCTATCTTTATGAAAATCGCAGTGATCCCGATTATCATAAGCTGACACTTAACCTGCGTTCTATTCTTTTTGCACAGAGAGAGGGTGTTATCTGATGGAAATCGGAAATCTGAATCAGCGAATCACCATTCTGGAGCATAACACGAAAATTGACAGCATCGGCAACCACAAGGCACGGTGGGAGGAATTATTCTCCTGCTGGGCTGCTGTCAATGTTAAATCCTCATCAGAAACTACAGAGGCAGGTGTGACCAAAGAGGTCAGCTCTCTGGAATTTACTGTGCGGCAGACACCGGATACCATGCGCATCAATTCTACAACCCACAAAATACTGTTCCGTGGACTGATCTATGACATCAATTCCGTGATTCCGAATTACAAATCACTGGACTATATGAAAATTGTTGCAGGTACAAGAAAGGCTGGTGACAGTGATGACTTCTGTTGATGATATGGCATTTGAGATCATGAAAGGATTGCAGGAATATGCAGACCTTGCAGATACAGAAATGAAAAAGGCAGTCCGAAAGACTGCAACCGAAGTCAAGAAAGAGATATCTTGCAATGCCCCGAAAGACACTGGTGCTTATTCAAAAAGCTGGGCAACGAAAAAGGTCAATGAGAATAGTCATTCACTTGAAATGACGGTGCATTCCAAAAATCGCTATCAGCTTGCACATTTGCTGGAGCATGGTCATGCCAAACGTGGCGGTGGTCGTGTTGCTGCCCGACCGCATATTGCTCCGGCTGAACAGAATGGCGAAGAATTACTGGAGAATCTTATCAGAAAGGCATTATCATGACTTATGAAGAAATCAACGAAATGATGCAGGAAGTCGGACTGCCTTTTGCCTATCACCATTATGCCGAGGGCGAAAGTCCGAATCCTCCGTTTCTGCTTTTCCTTTCTCCGGGAGAGCATACATTTGGTGCAGATAATCTGATGTATCACAGTTTTAAGATACTGGATATCGAACTGTACACCGATGAAAAATCCCCGGAAACGGAAGAGCGTGTGGAGGATATTTTCAAGCAGCATCATGTTTTTTACAACAAATCTGAGGTGTGGATTGAAAGCGAAAAGCTTTATGAAGTACTTTACGAAACGGAGGTTTAAGCTATGGCAAAGAAAAGAAACAAGGTGAAATTTGGCTTGTCCAATGTGCACTGGGCAAAGATTATCCAATGGGGCGAAGATTCTGATGGAAACAAGACGGTACCGGCATATGGCGAATCAGTAAGCCTTCCTGGTGCAGTTTCATTGTCTATTGATGCCAACGGCGGCAACGAAAATTTCTATGCCGACAATGGTGTATATTACGTCATCAATAACAATTCCGGTTATGAGGGTGATCTCGAAGTCGCGCTTGTTACCACAGAATTTGCCACAGAAATTCTTGGTGAAATTCTGGATAACCATGGTGTGCTTGTAGAACAGAATGATGCAGAACCTGCACAGTTTGCACTGATGTTTGAGTTCTCCGGTGACAAGCACAAGATTCGTCACGTCCTCTACTGTTGTTCTGCAAGCCGTCCTGCAACAGAAGGGCAGACAACGGAAGATTCTACTGAAGTTAAGACAGAAACTCTTTCTCTCACTGCAACGGCACTTCCGACAGGCTTAGTGAAGGCGAAAACCTGTGAAGAAACAGACGAAACCACCTACAACAACTGGTACAAGATGCCGTATAATCCGGATACATCTGTGAAGACCACGGCAACAACGACCACAACCAAATCGTAAGGGGTGATTCTATGGCAATCAAGAAAAATATTCTGGTGGATGGGATAGAAGTATCGTTCAAGGCAAGCGCTGCGGTACCAAGATTATATCGTCTGAAATTTGGTAGAGATATTTACAAGGATTTTGCTGCACTGCAAAAATCTGTATCCGAAGGCGATTCGGAAAACTTCGGACTGGACATTGAGAGCTTGGAGGTCTTTGAGAATATCGCCTATATTATGGCGAAACACGCTGATCCTGACAATGTTCCATCCTCTCCGGATGATTGGCTGGAGCAGTTTAACACTTTCAGTATTTACGAGATTTTGCCACAGCTAATCGAACTTTGGGGATTGAACCTTGAAACACAGGCGGAATCTAAAAAAAACATCGCCCGATTGACCGACCGATGACAACACCGCTTTTTCTGCTGCGGTGTGTACAATTAGGTCTAGGGATGGGCGATCTGGAATTGTTGACGATTGGTCTTGTGAACGATATGTTTACCGAACGGGAGAATGACGATTTCAAGTATGATACACTTGCATCTCAGGACGATTTTGATGCATTTTGATTTAGCAAATGTGTGACTTCAGCCACGAAAGAAACTGCTCTGCTGATGTTTCACCAACCGCAACACCAAGCACCAATTGTATAAAGTCAGAATCCTCATACTCAACTTCAATCCCATTCAATGCAAGAAAAACAAGCATTGTATGAGCACCGATTCTTTTATTGCCGTCAACAAATGCGTGGTTCTTTATCAGACTGTATCCTAGCCGTGCTGCTTTCTCTATTACAGTCGGATACAATTCTGTCTCCGCAAAAGTCTGAAACGGAGCATTCAGAGCAGAATCCAGAAGTCCCTCATCACGGATTTCATAAGAACCTCCGGATGCTGCGATAATATCCTTATGAAGCAATATGACCTGTTGTTTCGTAAGTTTGATCATTTTGCAAGTTCCTCATATACTGATTCATTTCGTTTCATGATTTTTTTAGAAACAGCAAGTACATCTTCGTCTGGGGCAGTTTCAACTTCATCCGGATCAGCAATTATTTTAACCTCATAACGTGGTTTGTTATTCTGAAAAATAACAGCTGTACCATATTGGTCAACAATTCGTGCTACCATAGAAAAGTTCTGATTCGCTTCTGTCATAGAAACAATTGTGTTTGTATCAATCAACATACGAACACCTCCTCGTTTCTATTATACCACATTGTTAGGATATATTCAACCTATTTTTATAAAAAGTGAGGTAACCGCATGGCAAACAGAATAAAAGGCATCACAGTCGAGATTAACGGCGATACCACCAAGCTTTCCAAAGCACTGGAAGGTGTCAACAAGAACATCAAGAGCACTCAAACACAGCTGAAAGATGTAGAAAAACTGCTGAAACTTGACCCTACCAATACAGAGCTTTTATCCCAAAAGCAGAAGCTGTTAGCCGATGCGGTTTCCTCAACAAAAGAAAAACTGGAAACGCTGAAAACTGCTGCAAAACAGGCTAACACTGCCCTTGCAAACGGTGACATAACGCAGGAACAATATGACGCACTTCAGCGTGAAATAATTGAAACTGAACAGGAACTTCAAAGTTTGGAGCAACAGGCAAAACAGTCTGGAACTGCCTTGACCCAAATGGCTCAGACAGGTGAAAAGCTTAAAACTGTCGGTACAAATATCTCAAATGCCGGACAGGCTCTACTTCCTCTTACCGGTGTAGTTATGGGGTTAGGTACTGCTGCTGTTAAAACCGGTATGGACTTTGATGCAGCCATGAGTAAAGTTTCCTCCGTGTCCGGTGCTACCGGTGATGAACTGCAGGCACTTCGTGACAAGGCTCGTGAAATGGGTTCTCAGACAAAATTTTCTGCTTCTGAGGCAGCCGAAGCTATGAACTATATGGCAATGGCAGGTTGGAAAACAACTGATATGCTTTCGGGCATAGACGGTGTTATGAACCTTGCCACTGCATCCGGCGAAGACCTTGCAACCACCTCCGATATTGTAACTGACGCACTGACCGCTTTCCGCTTAACCGCTGCCGACAGTGCGCATTTTGCTGATGTTCTGGCAGCGGCGAGTTCCAATGCTAACACCAATGTGAGCATGATGGGCGAAACCTTCAAGTATGCCGCTCCGGTTGCTGGTTCTCTTGGCTTTTCCGTAGAAGATACAGCAGAGGCTATTGGTTTGATGGCAAACGCCGGAATCAAGTCCACTCAGGCAGGAACATCACTGCGCTCTATTATGACCGCCCTTGCCGGAGAAGTAAAGTTTTGCGGCGAATCCATTGGTGAGGTTGAAATTCAGACCACCAATGCAGACGGCAGTATGCGTGAACTATCCGATATTCTGGCTGATTGCAGAGTCGCTTTTGCCGGACTTTCTGAATCAGAACAAGCGTCCGCTGCACAGGCTCTTGTGGGCAAAAATGCAATGTCCGGATTCCTTGCACTGATGAACGCCGCACCTGCTGATATCGAAAAGCTGTCGGGTGCTATTTCCGACTGTGACGGCACTTCTCTCAAAATGGCTGAAACCATGCAGGATAACCTTGCCGGATAGCTGAAAATTCTTCAATCAGCTCTCCAGGAACTTGCTATTTCGTTTTCTGACATTCTGATGCCGACTATCCGCAGCATTGTTTCTAAAATTCAGGAACTTGTAGATAAATTCAACAGCCTTGATGACAGAACCAAAACCGTGATTGCAAAAATAGCGGCTTTCGCTGCAGCACTGGGTCCTGCACTGGTAGTAACAGGAAAACTGACAAGCGGTATTGGAACTGTTCTGAGCATACTTCCAAAGGTTGCAGCAGCAATGGGTGGCCTGCCTGTTCTTGCTGTTACTGCTGCCATTGCAGGACTTGAAATGATAACTGCACTCACAAACTCGTTAATCGAACAGTTACCTCTCATTATAGATGCCGCACTTCAGCTTATTGTAACACTTGTTCAGGGATTGATGGACAATCTACCGCAAATCATACAGGCGGCACTCAATCTGATACTTGCACTTGTACAGGGTATTATAGATAACCTGCCGATGATTATTAAAACTGCAATTAACCTGATTATTACAATTGTCGAAACAATCGTTGAGAATCTTCCGATGATAATTGATGCGGCAATACAGATAATCATTGCACTTGTCGAAGGACTTGTAAGCGCAATACCACAGATACTTTCTGCTGTATGGAATTTGGTAACTTCCGTGATTGATAAATTTCTGAGTGGTGACTGGATTGGTACCGGTATAAACATACTGACTTCACTTATTGACGGTTTGGTGAGTATGGTTTCAAGCGTACTTTCCGCTATCGGTGACCTGATCGGACAAATTTTTGATAAGTTTCTTGACCTTGGCAGTGATATGCTTGATGTAGGTAAGAATATAGTTGAGGGATTGTGGGACGGTATCAGCGGTGCGGCTGGCTATGGGATAAGATATTCGGATTCTGTTCTGATATATGGGACGGTATATGTGATTTCTTCGAGATTGCATCACCGTCAAAGCTGTTTAAACGTGAACTGGGTTTTAATCTTGTTTATGGTCTTGCAGAAGGTATTGACGGCAAAGTAGAAACAGCAGTCAATGCAGTAAACTCTATGGGAAATGAAGTGATGAAAGCATCTGAAAAGTCACTGCAGGCTGATTGGAATTTAAGCGGTTTCGGAAATGTTCCTTCTTCCAATTCCGTAGTAAATAACTACTACAATAACGACAACAGCCGGACGGTGAATCAGACCAACAATAGTCCTAAGTCATTGTCACGGCTGGAGATTTAACGGCTAACACGAAATGCTGTTAATACTTAAATAGGAGCGATTTGTGGTCGCTCCGTTATCTTTACAAATGGGAATTTATAGTTTCCTTTGCAAATAAATCATGTCCACTAGTTGAATACCACATTCATATATCGGATGGTTATAATTGTTTGTAAAGAAATTTTTGATACTATGTGAGTGTACAAATCCACACTTCTTATAAAAAGGAATTGTCAATGGACTATCTCCTGTGCCAACTTGCAAAACAGAATATTCGCCTTTATATTTCATGGCAATAAAATCAATCAGAGTCTTGCCATACCCTTTTCCTTGACAATCTGGTTCAGTGGCAATATTTTTGATTTCAAGAATGCCATGCCCCTCGTCTGTTATCACACATTCGCATTTAATTCCATCATCGTCCAACACATACATTGTACCTCTATCAATATATCGGTCTATCATATCTTCCTGTTCGTCTGCCAGCAGCAACAACGAGAGAAATTGTTTTTTATTCTCTTTAATTTCTTTGATCTTCATATCAATCTACCTCCTAAATCCCGATTTGAAGGACTAATACCTTACATTTTTTACATTATATCACACACTTACTGAGAAAGTCAATCACGAAAGGAAGTGAAACCATGTTCTTCACCCTAATCCTCGAAAACCAATCATGTGAACAAATAAATATGACCACAACGGCCAACCAATACATGACCGCAAAAATTGACGGCTTGAATTCGCCTGCAGGAACAATCAGCACCTCCACCTATGCAGGAATGGACGGCTCATATCTCAATAATGCCTTTATCGAAAAAAGAAATGTTGTTATCTCATTTCAGATGCGTGGGATTGATATTGAAAAACGCAGACATCTGCTGTATCGTGTCGTCAAGCCATCCAGATATATCAAGGTCTATTATCGAACAGCAAATATTGATGTGTACACTGAGGGCTATGTGGAAACCTGTGAAGTCAGTAACTTTGATGCTCTTACAAGCGGTCAGATCAGCATTATCTGCCCTGACCCATATTGGTATAGCACTTCTGCGGTTTATGCCTACTATAGCCAAGTGACTGGAGCATTCCATTTTCCCTTTCCGGAAAGTGATGCTCCTTTTCCTTTGGGTGTTTACAGCACAACGGACAACATTATCATACAGAATGATGGTGATGAAACAGGATTCACGATTCAGATAGAGGCTTCATCAAGTGAAACCGTGCCGGAAATCGCGGCATATACCCCGACTATCTATAATGCCGATACCGGAGAATATCTGCAAATCAAAGGCGACATTCTGAAAGGCGATGTCATCACGATTACAACCAAAACCGGCAATAAAACTGTTACCCTTACTCGTAACGGTGTGGACAGCAATATCATCAATCGACTGATTTCCGGTTCTACATGGCTTTCTCTGCGTGAGGGCAAAAATACATTTCATGTGCAGGCGGTGCGTGGTGTGAAAAATCTGAAAGTCACGCTGATGCACAGAAATGCTTATCTGGGGGTGTGAAAAATGCAGATAGAAATTTATAGTTTAACAGCAAATGAAAAACAACTTTCCGTTGACCTCGTTGCAGTCTGCGACAGCTTTTCCTCTCTTTTGTGGGATGTGGAATTTTACCAGTGCGGCTTATTTGAAGTGTACATTGCCGCCAATCCTGAAAACGTTGAGATTTTTCAGCTTGGAAGAATTATAGGCAGAGATGATGATAGTGAGCATTTCGGCATCATTGAATCCGTAAAAATCGAAACCGATGCAGAAGACGGCGATTACCTTACTGTTTCGGGCAGATTTCTCACTTGCTTGCTGGAGCGAAGAATTATTTATCCGTCATTTTCGGCGAATGATATATACGAGAATATTGTTCGGAGTGTGTTATCACGAAATGCCATTTCCGTTGGAATCCGCAATATACCTGGACTTTCTATGGGAACAGTCAGCGGTGACTGCTGGCAGGGCAAAACAAGACTGCAGGTCAGCTATGATAATCTGATGGAGTGGCTGTATACCATCTGTGAAACCATTGGCGGCTCTGCTAATATCCGAATAGACAACAATGCTCTGAAGTGTGATTTGTTTGAAGGAACGGACAGAAGTATTCTTCAGTCTGAAAATCCGCATATTGTTTTCTCGGACTCTTACAACAATCTGTTGTCGTTCTCTTACGCTGCTGATTCTTCCGTTCAGAAGAATTTCGCATATATTTTCGGTTGTGGTGAAGGAAATGCAAGAAAAAGAACCATTTACTGCAATGGCACAGAACCTACTTACCTTGACCGATACGAAGTGTATGTGGACAAGCGGGATTTGTCACAAGATGAAGAAGTCAGTAATGAGGAATATCTTGAGCTATTAAAAGAATCTGGTGCTGAAAACATGATTGCTCCGCAAACTGCATCGGAATCCACAATCGCAGCATTTTCCACCCAGTATCAGTACAACAAGGATTACTTTGTCGGCGATTATGTAACAGTGGAGCATAAACGTTTCGGCTTGATTCAGCCGAAAATACAGATGATTGGCATGATCGAAAGCTTTGACCAGAATGGTCGGAGCTTAACACCAACATTTAAAGGAGTGTGATTTTATGGCATTTTCATATGGATTGTTCAATGCAAAGAATCTAGACAGGGTGTATACCGCAGAGGATTTCACAAGCTATCTGTCCAGTCTGATCTGTAACGGCATTCTTGATACATACGGGGATAACTTTTCAGTGACTGCAAGTGGTAATTTATCTGTTGTTATCCGCACAGGAAAAGCATGGATTGGCGGTCATTATTTCGTCAACGACATGGCGTATACACTTGACTTGCGGCAGTATGTTAATGAATCTCTGAGCCGTTATGTAATCATAGGCATCAGCTGTGATGTGAGTGATTCTGTTCGTGCCTGCAAGCTGGAAGTGAAATCCGGCACGGCAGAAACTTCTCCCTCTGTCCCTGTCTTTGAAAATACAGACACGAAAACTTATCTAACGCTTGCGTCAATTCGTCTGAATGGCGGTATCACAAGCATTTCTCAATCCAATATCAAGGATTATCGCAGTGATGAGAACAAGTGCGGTTATGTGAAGTGTATTCTTGGGAAATGCAAGGTTTCAGAAATACTGTCAGCACTTGACAGCTACAATAAAACAGTTACAGAGCTGAATAATCGTGTTGCAGAATTTCAGGAACGTTTAGCAGAAGTAGAGGAAATCTGCGGTACAACAGGTGTCATTCTGGTTTCAGCCGGACAGTGTGGAGAGAATGTTTTTTATGCATTGTATTCTGACGGTTCTTTGAAACTGAATGGCAGCGGTGCGACTTATGATTATGATACAGATAACCGTTCTCCGTTTTACAACAATGCAACTGTGAAGAGTATTATTATTTCCTCCGGCATTACAGGAATAGGAGTCAGAATATTTACAGCTTGCAATAATCTGAAATCAACGTCTTTACCAGGTACAGTCACTTCTATCGGCGATTCTTGGTGTTGTACACGGTCTGGAACAGATTACAATACCGTCAAGTGTAACATCAGTCGGGGAATATGTATTCCGTGATTGTGCAAGGCTGAAAAAGGCTCGGATTGATAGCAGCATGATTGGTGCTTTTATGTTCACTTCCTGTTCTGCACTTTCCAGTCTGACAATTTCTGCAAAATGCAAGTCTATCGGTGCTTGACCCGTCCAATACTGAACTGTTCTCCCAGAAACAGAAACTGTTAGCCGATGCAGTTTCTTCCACAATGCGGAGAATACGGAGGGACTTCGTGTAACTACTGTTCCTGTCACGCTGAATATCCGTCAATCTGGATTTGTAGGAGATGATGACAACAGTCCGATTTTTGCAGAAAATCGGTGAGGCAGAGAAAGGAAAAGACGGAAAATCAGCATATCAGATAGCAATTGAAAATGGATTTGTCGGAACTGAAATTGAATGGCTGGAAAGCTTGAAGGGTGCAGATGGTCAGGACGGAGTCAACGGAATAGATGGAAAATCTGCCTATGAAATTGCTGTTGCAAATGGTTTCACTGGAACAGAAGTAGAATGGTTGGAAAGCCTGAAAGGTTCAAATGGCAGAGATGGGGTTGACGGAAAAGACGGTGCTGACGGAACGGACGGCAAATCCGCATACATAATTGCAGTAGAGCATGGATTTACTGGAACAGAAACGGAGTGGCTCGCCTCTCTGAAAGGTGCTGACGGAAAAGATGGCGCAGACGGACAACCAGGAAAGGATGCACAGGAAGTTGACCTGTCCAATTATGCTACCAAAGACCAGTTGCAAAAACTTGAAGAAAATGCTGAATACCTGGAAGAACTAATAAAAAGTGCAGTTTCCATTAGCTATACAGTTCTTTTTGAATCCGGCACCGATGCACTTACCACTTATGGCGAGAACATCTACACCTATTACAATGACGGTTACCGTTCTCTTTCAGGTTTTGCGGAAAGCTATCCGCATTTCTGCTGTGCTGAAAATGACTATGCGATTTACTTCAATCAGAATGATTTCAGCTGGGCTGGAACAGTATTTGTACTCTGCCTGACACCTGTTGTTCTAACGGCTTCCATGCATATGATTCTCAGTTATACAGTAGGTGCATCTCAGGATGCAGAATTTTATCTGGTGAAGAAAGTGGATAAGACAGGTGCGAATCTTGCGCAGTATATCTATGAGGAAGTACAGACAGGAAATGCTGTAACTTTGCAGTTCAAATGGCTTTATTCTGATGCATTTATTTCTGTGATGCAGTCACTGGAAAATGTATCGGAAGGAGAATATTATCTTGCCTTCAAGGGCACATCGGACAACTCACATCCAATGATTAAAACAATCAAATTTCTGAAAGGGTGATATTTATGAAAGAATGGATCTGCACAATCGCAGGATTGGCAGGCGGCTTTATAGCCGCTATTTTTGGCGGATGGGACTCTGCACTGGTGACGCTGCTCATCTTTATGGGTGTGGATTTCCTGACAGGTCTTGTCACTGCTGCAATGGGCAAAAGCAAGAAGTCTGCATCCGGTAGATTGAGTAGTTCGGCAGGCTGGATTGGTCTGCTGAAAAAGTTCTGTGTTCTGCTGCTGATCGTGGTTGCTGTCAGAATTGATATTCTGCTTGGCACAACCTATGTCCGTGATGCTGTCTGCATTACATTCTGTGTCAATGAGCTGCTTTCGATTCTGGAGAACACCAGTTTGATGGGCATTCCTATCTGCCGGCTTTGAAAAATGCAATTGATGTACTGCAGGAAAAAGCCGGAAGAATGCAGGAAAATAACAAGGAGGAATCTAATCATGGCAATTCTGAAACCTGATAAAACAACAAACCTCGGCGGTGTCACCGTTAACGAGTATTTACTCACAAACCACAATCCTAATCACATCGATATGCCTTCCATTTCTATGGAGGGCAAAATTATTGGTGTTACTGTTCACAACACTGATTGGATTATAACTGCGGCAGGAACTACCCCTGCCGAACAGTACACCAGAGCAACTGTCAACGGCAATATGAACGATGTCAGAGTTCACTATTACGTTGACAACATATGCGCGTGGCAGAACCTGCCTTTAACACTTAGCGGCTGGCACGCTGCTGACGGAAGTGGCAACGGCAACCGTAGAACCATTGCCATTGAGTGCATTATGAGTTCTGCATACAATGACAAGGATAAAAAGTCCGAGGACAACTGTGCAAGACTTGCGGCGGCACTTCTTAATAAATACAAGCTGTCAATTGACTGTCTTTATACTCACAATCACTGGTACAGCAGAAAATATTGTCCTGCATACATACTCCCTCACTGGGTGGCATTCAAAGCAAAGGTACAGGCATATATGAGTGCAGGTACTTCTGCACCTGTAACAACACAGCTTTATCGAGTACGCGAGACATGGGCTGACGCAAAAAGTCAGATCGGTGCATATTCTTCTTTGGAAAATGCAAAGAAAGCTTGTTTGGCAGGCTACAGTGTTTTTGACAATTCAGGCAAAGCAGTGTTCACAAAGTCTGCTGTTTGGAGCAAAGGACAGAAAGTGACCATTCGCGCCAATACGGCCTTGTTTGCAAGTGTGGAAACAATGGAAGTTTCTAAAAGAATCAGCGGTACTTATTACATTTATGACGGCGTTGCCTGTAAGAACGGCCGATATCGTATTACCACAAGAACTGATTATTGTGGCAAAACGCCTGCCGGACAGTATGTTACCGGATATGTTTCAGCAGACGATTTTTCGTAAGTCGATATAAAAAGCATCCTGTACCAGACAAGCTCTGGTGCAGGATTTTTTGGAGGTAACACATGAACACAGCACAAAAAGAACAGATCCGTCAGCATCGTATGGAAGGTGTGACCTATGAGAAAATTGCAGTGTGTCTGGGTTTATCTGTAAACACGGTCAAATCCTTTTGCCAGCGAAATCAGCTGGGCGGCAGAAAACAGCATACTTCCGCAAAACATACCTGCAAGCAGTGCGGAGTAGAAGTGAAACAGCTTTCGCATCGGAAAGAGAAAAAGTTTTGCTCTGACAAATGCCGTCTGACCTGGTGGAATTCTCATCCGGAAAAAATGCAGCATTGTTCTGCCCAAGCGTTGGTTTGTCCGGTGTGCGGAAATACTTTTTCAGCCTATTCCTGCAAAAACCGCAAATATTGTTCCCGTACCTGTTATGGAAAATCAAAAACAGGAGGTCTGTCATGAATGCTGAAAAATATCAAAACGTGATGATGTATCAAATCATGGTTTCCATTCTGAAAAGCTGGGTTCATGAGCATATCATTTCATCGGACGAGTACTGCAGAATGAATACAATTCTTGCCGAAAAATACGGCTTAAATTCGTGTAGTATATTCCTTGACTCCTCCGCAGTTCAGAGGTAATATGTCATCACGAAAGGAGGGGTATCATGGAACGAATGATACAACAGGTGCAGTTTCCGATACCGAAACAGCCAAAGCTGAAACGAGTTGCAGCTTATGCCAGAGTTTCCAACGGCAAAGACGCCATGCTGCATTCCTTGTCTGCACAGGTCAGTTATTACAGTGAATTGATACAGAATCATCACGGTTGGCTTTACTGCGGCGTATATGCTGATGAGGCACTGACCGGAACCAAAGTAAATCGTGAAAACTTTCAGAAAATGCTTGCAGAATGCCGTGCTGGAAAGTTGGATTTGATTCTGACAAAATCAATTTCCAGGTTTGCCAGAAATACAGTGACACTTCTGGAAACAGTCAGAGAGCTGAAGGATATGGGCGTGGATGTTTATTTTGAAGAGCAGAATATCCACACTATGAGTGCAGACAGTGAATTGATGCTGACGATTCTTGCAAGCTATGTACAGGAGGAAAGTCTGTCTGCCAGTGAAAATAAGAAATGGCAGATACGGAAAGATTTTGAGCAGGGCAAAATCGGTAGTATTACCATGCTGGGCTATCGGCGGAATGCAGATGGTGTCCTGGAAATTGAGCCGGATGAGGCTGAAATCGTCCGGATGATTTTTGTCGATTACTTATCTGGCATGGGACAGCGGAAAATTGCAAATAAACTCAATGAAATGGGCATTCCAACACGTCAGGGAAATCTGTGGACGAATCCGAGAATCCGTGAAATTCTGGTTAACGAAAAATATACTGGAAAGTTGATTTTGCAGAAATATTACCGTAACAATCATATTGAAAAGCGTAAAACCTTGAACCGAGGAGAATTAACAAAATATTGTCTGGAAGAAGCACATGAACCGATTATTGATATGGAAAACTTTCAGAAAGCACAGGAAATACTGGAACAAAGGCATTCACAATTTTACCACGAAGGTGCTACCACACGATATCCGCTTAGCGGTATGATTGTATGTGCTGCCTGCGGTAAAAATTATCAGCGAAAACTCTATTCACAGGGTGGAACATGGCTTTGTGCTACTTATGCAAGACGTGGGAAAAAATACTGTCCGACTGCAAAGCAAATTCCAGAAAAGATTCTTTTGCATTTAGTCTGCGAAGTTCTGCAACTGAAAGAATTTGATGAGTATGCTCTAAAGGATAATATTCTTCGTATTGTGGTCACCAAACCGTATGAATTACAGTTCATATTTCATGATGGCTCATCCGTCTTGAAAAACTGGCAGCACACTTCCCGAAGTGAAAGCTGGACGGATGAAATGAAACAAACCGCAAGCGAAAGGAGCAAACGATGGAACGAAGAGTCACAGTAATCCCGCCAACTCTAAACTTGCAAACGCATCAGTCGAAAATACAGATAACCAAACGCAGAGTTGCAGGCTATGCCAGAGTTTCCACGGATTCTGAAGAGCAGCAGACTTCCTATGCGGCACAGGTAGATTATTACACTAATTACATCAAAAGTCGGGATGACTGGGAGTTCGTAAAGGTATATACAGATGAAGGCATCAGTGCGACTAATACGAAACACCGTGATGGTTTCAACCAGATGATTTCCGATGCTCTGGACGGAAAAATTGATTTGATTGTAACAAAGAGCGTGAGCCGATTTGCCAGAAATACGGTGGATTCTCTTACGACGGTGCGAAAGCTTAAAGAAAAAGGCATAGAAGTCTATTTTCAAAAGGAGAACATTTATACACTGGACAGTAAGGGTGAACTTCTCATTACAATCATGTCCTCTCTGGCACAAGAGGAATCCCGTTCTATCTCCGAAAATGTAACATGGGGGCAACGGAAGCGATTTGCTGATGGTAAAGTTAGTCTGCCGTATAAGATATTCCTGGACTATAAAAGAGGAGAGAACGATATGCCGGAGGTGGTGTCAGAGGAAGCTGAAATTGTACGTCTGATTTACCGCAGTTTCATGGAAGGTATGACCCCTTGCAAAATTGCCAAAACGCTGACTGATAAGAAAATCCCTACTCCTGCGGGAAAGGAAAAGTGGCAGTCATCCACCATTGAAAGCATTCTGACCAATGAGAAATACAAGTGTGTAGCATTGCTCCAGAAGAAATTTACTGTGGATTTTCTCACAAAGAAAACCAAGATAAATGAAGGTGAAGTTCCGCAGTATTATATGAGCACAGCCACGAAGCCATTATTCCGCCGGATGAATTTGAACTGGTGCAGGCAGAATTCCTGCGCAGAAAAGCACTGGGAAAGCAGTACAACAGCAAGAGTATTTTTGCGGCGAGAATTATCTGCGGTGACTGCGGCAACTTTTATGGTTCAAAAGTATGGCACTCCACTTCAAAATATCGCCGTGTGATTTGGCGGTGCAATCATAAATTTGATGGTACGTGCCAGTGTGATACACCCCACTTATATGAGGATACGATCAAAGAAAAGTTCCTTTCTGCCTGCAATCAGCTGTTTGCAAATCGTTCTGAAATTCTGGAAAATTGCCGGATGATGCAGGAACTGTTGACAAATTGTTCAGAGTTAGACGAAAAGTGGAAAGCAGTCACACAGGAGATGGAGATCGTTGCGGAACTGACTCGGAAATACATCATGGAAAACAGTATGACAGTGAAGAATCAGGAGAAATATAACGCCCATTACAATGCATTGGTGGAACGGTATGAAAAGGCAAGAGCAAGGGCTGTATCCTTGCAGCAACAAAAGGAGGAGCGTCTTGCCAAGCGTGATCTGATTGGCGGATTTATGTCTGAGCTTGCACATCGAAAAGAACTGTTGACAGAGTTTGACGAGAAATTATGGATTGCATTGGTGGAACATGTGACAGTATTTCAGGATGGGAGACTGTTTTTTTGTTTCGGGACGGGACAGTGATTGAGGTATAGCATAAAATGATAAATCAGGCACTCTGCGTTGTTGCAGTGTGCTTTTTGTTGTATCTATTCATTTTCTACGGATTCTGCTGTTTTTTCGTTTCGTGTACTGTTCCAAATGGGATGTTGCGTCGGTGCATAAATGGAGTACAGCTTTAACGGCGAGTTACCAGTATTGATGATATTGTGCCATGTGCCAGCCGGGATGATTA